TTTCGTTAGTTCCCCGAACCAACTGACAGCCTGTCCGACCCACTCTAAAACATCCACAAGAATGGAGATCACAGGAGTAAAGAATACTGCAAACTGTTTGCCAACGGCAGCCAATTTATCAGCAAACGTCATTGTCTTTTCCATAAGCTCATCAAAGTTTTTATCTGTCTCGGTTGCCTCTTTTTTTGGAGCAAGGAATTTTTGAAGCTCAGGTAACTTCATGCCCATTGCTTCAGCGGCAGCCATTTTCTCAAACCTTGACATAGAAGCAAGGTCTTTGCCTGTTGCCAAGAAGGAGTCTCGTAACATTTCTACCCGTTTAGCTGGGTCTTCTTCTTGCAGAAGAGACATAGCATCAAGGTTTGTGCCCATTTGGGCATTTAGCTTGCCAACTGCGCCTGCTGCGCCCTCAAAGGTATCAAACTTGCCCGCAACATTCAACAACAAACTCATTTCAACGCCTGTTGCTTTTGCTGTTTTCGCAAGGTTCTTAAATACGTCGCCGGCTTTATCTCCATATTTGGCTAGATCCTCAGCCATAGTTCCAAATTTCTCAGCTAGTTTTGCGCCGCTCATTCCTATTTCGTGACCTAGCTCCACTAATTCTTTCTGGTAGGTAACTGATTCCTCCGCGGATTTGCCAAGACTGTTCATCAGGAAATCATTGGCCTTGGCGGCGGTGCCGGCATCAATGCCAAACTGTGACAGGGCTAAAGATCCATCTATCAGAGTTTTCTGGTTGGCATCCGATAATTGCGTGAAATTCATCATCCCGTCGGACAAGCTGCCTATAGTGTTGCCTACTTCTTCGGCACCCTTGCCAAACCTTGCTGCCGCAGCAACAGAATCAGTCAATTGTTGATTAAATTGTCCGAAGAGACCTGTGCCTTTACCTAAAGCTACTCTTTGTTTATCAAGTTCCCCTGTCTGCTTCTTGAGAGCCTCCCACATCTCGGTGGCAAAACCCACCAGCGACGCTTCTGCCTCTATCTGAAGCTGAAGTTCTCTATTTATTTCTTCTTCGGCTTGTCGTTGAGCCTCGGCGAAGTCTGCGTTTTCTTGCCGGCGTTGGCGTAGTTGGTCAAGTTGTTCATTTGAGACCTCAGAGAGTTCTCGATTGAGTTGAAGCTGCACCTCAAGATAGGCGACCAAATCTTCATTGCCGGCGTTGCGGGCGGCATCGATTTCTTGTTGAGCTTTAGCTTGGTCTTCGTAGGCTTTAGTTAAAGCCTCAACCTCTTCCGGAGTTTGCCCCATAGACAAAGCGGCGGCTCTGGTGGGATCATCGCCGCCACCTTCGTCTTCCGGATAATAAAATATTCTTGGGTAGTAAGCCATCTAAAAAACGCCTACTTCAGTGGCCAGTTAATGCCAACTTCTTTTTCAAACCGCGCTATTGAAACATCAAGTTTGTGTCGTGACTTATACGTCATAGGGTTATCTAGTCCATATTTTTTGATAGCATTGAGATACCGCTTCTCATGGATCAGGGCGTTGCTAAATCTCATCACTTGAATCTTGTCGCCCCTGACCCTTACCGGAACTTTTGCCCCCTTGAACATCTTCTCTAAAAGATATTGTATCCACGCGCCAAAAACATTCATCATATTCTCGTTTAATTCACCGTTTTCTACGGAATTAAAATCAAACACAAAGTTCTCAAATTCTTGTTCAGTCATCTTAGATCCCCCGGAGTGACACTGGTCTTAAGTAAATAGTCGGACAAGCCAAATATAAAAGAAAAGGGAGCAAAGCTCCCTTCTCAATATTTCCTTTTTGATTTTGATTTGGCTCGCTGGCTAGCTTGCTTTTGTTGCTCGCCTTCTTTCTTTATTTGGTCTGCGAGCTTTTTAAGAAACCACCTTCTGAGTTTAACGGGCAGGTTATAGGCTTCATAGAAACTCCATCCGCCATAGTATTTTAACTGGAAGAACTGCTCGTAAACGTGGTTAATATATTCAGACGTCAGGCCAAAAAAAGTTAGTTCCAAGAGGCACCGCCTGGGCCTCGGCTTCGTAATCACACGAATCACACTCAAAAGAATGTTCTAGCACAACATTCGGCATAACTTTTTGATATATCTCTCTGAGGTGTCTTGAGTCTCGGGCGGGCATATTGTCAATAAACCCATTGACATAAGAAGACTCAGACTGTCCATTGACGGAGACAATACTTTGACGCAATTGATTTGTTAAGGCAGCAGAAGGTAATTTATTCTTTCTGCGCTGCTCTTGCATTCGCGTGAGTTTTCGTTCGTCCTCTCCCGTCATCAGCCTACACTCTACTACAGCCTTGCTGGCTGGTGCCATGATCGTAAAGGTATTTGAACTTATCATCTCAACATTTTCGGGGAGTTCTGACTCTTCCGTTTTTTTGATCTCTTCTATACTGAACGAAGTGTTGATAGCCTCTCCGCAACTTGGGCAAGTGATTTTTGTATCATATTCTACGCCATACCCGGTTATCCGAATAGCGATAAGAACTGCATTCTTGTCTCCGATTAATAAATCTTTTGCTCTAACTCGCCTATCTACGATAACGCTATCGATAAGCCGATCCAGCACGATGCCCTTTTTCAGCAAAGCTTTAGAAGTTAAAATATCTTCTTCTTTCGCCGTCATAAAACGGATCTCCAACGTATCCTCCCCTTGAAGTGGGTGTCCTTCCGGGTAAAACTTCCCACCGGAAGGTAATTCTACAAATTCAGTTGGAGTTGACCAAGCCATCTGGCTTTGTCCTGCAATTGCAGCAGAAGAGTCCGAATGAATTGGCTCATTGGACTCTTCTAGGGGATTCTTACCTGCACGGTTGCTATTTCTGCTCATTATGTAACCTTTCAGCTATGTCTATACAACTATAGCCTATATTTTTAGCTTTGTAAAGCTTTTTTTTAGCTTCCGCCCATTCCGGCAACTGGCTGCCCGAATACTGTCATCTCAGCCCAATCAAATTTAATGACTACTGAGATTTCTGTGGCGTCGTCGGAAGTATAGTCGAGCGTGTCACCGAAGCTAACGCTGCTAATCCAAGCATTCTTTAGCGACCACTCTTCCACTGCCTTACCTTCTGCATCGATTTGAGCGATAGTTACCGCTCCACCAAGAGCCGCTAGGGCTTTTGCTTTGCTAGTCGTAACAAAGGAGTTTGGCTGATCGGGGTACGCATACCCAGATGCCATTACAGTGTTCAGTAAAGTTTTCGCTAAGTCAGGAGCCAAAGGATCAGCCAACGTAGCTGTAATCTCGCCGTTCCAAGTCACTCTTCCTGGGTACTTAAACGTATGGTTCAGGAAGGTATGTTCAATCGGATTAATTTCCATACTTGGTTTGGTGACAGTTTTAATTACCCAAACCGGGATGCCACCGAGGTAAAGGAAGAACCTATACCCTCTTTTTGGATCGGAGGCTGCGTCCCCCCAGAAAATGCCTTCACCTTGATTTGCCATCTTTTTTATTTTCTCCTGTTATAAGTAGTGCTTCTTAGAAACTTTAGTCGTCAAAAGACGCACCAGTATTCGTGATTACGAAGTCAATAGCGAAGAACTCTACAGAGCGGGTTGGCTTCAGTAAAATCTTAGCGTACATGATATTCCGATCAATTAAATCAGGAGTAGTTGTGGACTCATCCAAGATAAGACGGAACTCCTCCAAACCAAAGCGTGATTTTACACTCCTAAGAATTGGTTCCGCTTGCCCGATGAAGCGATTCCAAGTAGATTTAGTATTTTGGTCAAAGAGCATGCGACTCGCAATAAAGCTAATCTCCTTCTTCAAGAAAATCATTAGCCGGCGAACATTAACCCGATCAAGGGCAGATCTACTAACTTGCAGCGTCTTCTGTCCAAAGATCACAATGCCCTCGGCAGGGAACTGTGCAATGGGATTAATATTTGCTTCATAAAGCTGATCTCGCTCCTCGGAGCTTAAACGGCGTGAAACATCCAGTACGGGTACCCCGCCTGCACCTTCGGTAAGTCCACCTCGGTGAAATCCAGCAGGAGCAAACCAGGGTGCCTTGGTCCGATCAGTGAAAGAATACGCCCCGAGAGCAGCAACACTAGGTGGTGCCCACAGACTTTGGTTGGTAATCGTATCAGAAATACGAACCCAAGGATAATAACAAGCTCCGTAGCTACTGTTAATCCCCCTGTCCTTCAGGCTGTTTACGCAGCTATCAAGAGTAGCGGCACTTCGAGTCTGGAGAGAGGCTGAATTCTCGGTAGAAGCCGTAAATACATTTTCAAGATCTATGACTGCCATGGCATCACCCCGGTCTTCACAAACATCCAACAACTTTTGAGTTACCGTTGTTTTTGTGATGCCCGGTGCTGCGATCAAGTTATACTCAACCACCTCTGGGTCACGAACAATGTCTATTGCTCGGACGAGAGAATGGAGAGCGTAGTCGGCAGTCTCAGAAGCTCCAAGTCCGGAGTTCCGGAAAGGCTCACGCTCTCTAATATCCAGTCCGTCAAAGCCACCGTGGAAGCAAGTCGTGAACTTGTTGAACCCAGCGTCAAGAACATTTTGCCAAGTAGCGTTGGCTTCATCGGCCGCGGCCACATTATCAGCCGTAGTTGCCGGGGCTGACCTTCCGGCAGAGAAGCTGGTGCCACCCGCACGCTCACCACGAGCATACTTTGCCTCCTTCGGCATTAGATCAACCGGTGATACGTCATCTAGCGAGAAAACGTAAGGAACAACATAAAGTTTCGAACCCTCCTGTGCCCAGTCGGTGTTCCCAGCCGTTCCACCAAAGGCAGCCAAGGCTTGTGTTACGTCTACTGTCCCCTCTGGTGCGGGGTTCGACTCTGACCCTCGTCCAAGAGAACGAAGACAGTCCATAACCGCTGTATTAAACTTAGGATCTGAGGTTGTCTTTCCGGTATACATACCGAAGTATGCCTTCTTGGGAGCGAGCCCAGAGCCTTGCGAAGAAGACACAACCAGAGGAATTTCTGGAAAGCGAATGTTTAAGTGATGGTGCCCGGCTGGTTCGACTATTCTAGTATCGAGACCATTGTGCCCAACATATGAATGGAAAGCTGTGGCACCACCACCATCAACCATCGACCAAGCGCCGGCACCGTCGGCGGGAGTTGAAGTAACATCACCAAAGACATTAAGCGCGTCCTCGCCGGCGGCGATGGCAACGTCTCTATATTTTGTGTGCCCGAAGAATCCGAAGGGCAAGTAAAGAGGGTCAACAGCACCGCGATCAACATCCTCGTTCACAACAACCCGAAGCATATCGGACTTGTTAAGGTAGTTACCGTAATAGCGAAGTCTTTTTTCTGTACTGTCGTATGTGCTGTATTTGTCTCCTATTTGTCTTGCGATGTAATTTGGAGAGGCTGGGTTAAGGTTGCAATTGCTGTATCTCTCCAACACAACCGGAGTTGCGTCGGTGTCGTTGATTTTTCTCACTAACACGGTGAATGATCCATATTGCTCAAAATCATTACTTGGAGCTTTAATATCAGTAATGGAAATCTTAACTTCCTTCTGCAATTGTTCCCCAGCATCGCGAGCCTCAAATCTAAACAATTTTTGTTGAGATTCTGGCTTGTATAGAGTATTAGTATTGGTCAAGTCTTGCCCAATGAACCAGCCAGTCGTTGCCTTCTTTGCAGCATAAAGCCTGTCATTGTGTTCTGTGTCTACGCCTGCATTGTTTTGCATCGGCAACAATACACCAAACTTAGGAGCGCCAACGTAGGGGCTGTTCGCTGCGGTATGCAAGAAGTTATCTGAACCTCCGGGGAGGTTGTGTTCGAAGCTTTCTCCCAAGAAAAAGTTTTTCTGTGCCGAGGTGGCAGTAATATCACCGTTCAATAAAGTTGGGTTTGTGTTGAAAACTTTACGAATAAAGCGATCACTTGTTCTGTCGAAATTGAATCTGAACTTTTCGTTAGTGGTCGCAGTGGCGGGGTTGGTGGTGGTGTTGCCAAATGTCATAACAAAATCACCGTCAGTCTGCGATGACATCAGGCGGCAACCCATTGGCGTTAATGTGTTAGCGTCTCCGACATGAGATCCGGAAAGATTCAAAGAACCGCTCGAAACATAGAAAACAGCAGCCAAAGTGCCGGAAAGGTGCAGGGATGCACCATCGCCCCAAGTTCCAGACGGGAAAACATACAGCCCGAAAGCGCCGCCTTTGCCGGCACCCTCAGCGTTATTGGAAATAGCACCAATCTTGTATCCTGCCGCACCAGCAGCACCGTCTGCTACATCTGGGTGTTGCTCGCCCAAGAGGCGAACCATAGTAATAGTTGGGTTATTCTTCAGCCAGGCCTGGGCGGCATAAGCTGCATAAGTTGGAGCGGTTAGATTTCCGTCTCTCCAAACATCCTCACCTTGTCCACCGGCGATAGGTTCACCAAACACTGATACGAATTCAGAAAAGGAACTGACTGTAACTGGCTTCATTCCCGGCCCTTTTCTTGTGCGGCCAATCAACAGGGGTCCTATTGGGGCTGCCTCAGCGGGCAACTGAGAATTGTCGATTTCATCTACGAAAACGCCTGGGGATATAAACTTAAACTTCTTGTCAGACATTTATGGGTTTCTCCTT